ACAAATAATGAAAATTACGACACATTTACATATAATGCTTCGGGGGATATAAATGGATTTAGCGATGAAATCGCAATAGACGGAAATACAACATTACTAAGGATTGGCGACCAAATACAATGCGGTGACGTTTTGGCAAAAAATACACGCATTATTGATATTATCACATATGAAAACATTACTGGAGATATGGTTCAAACTATCGTAATGTCAACTAAACAACTATTACCAACAGTCATCGTAAATCCTGTTTTAACAGTTTTACGACCCAAAGCATCATTTAATCATTCAGTAAATAATATCACTGAAATATCAGGAGGAGTGCCACTAGAAAAAAATGGCTACTTTATTACTCCAAATGCTAATGTATTATTAAAGTTTAGTAATTCGACTATTATGCCTAATCGAGGATTTGTTACGTGTATAACACCTTATGCAACATAAATATGCTTACAATAAAACAAAATAACTTTGCAAATTATTATGTTGAGACTGGTAACGCTTCTGAGGCGTATAGGCGTGCTTATGATGCTGATAAAATGAGTAACGAAGTAATTAATGTAAAAGCTATTGAATTATTAAATAACGGTAAGATAACGGTAAGGGTAAATGAGTTGAAAGAAGCATTGCAAAAGAAAAGCGATATAACCAAAGAAAAGATACTTGCCGAGCTTGATGCTATTGTTTTTGCAGATATTAGAGATTATGTTGAGTTTGATGGTAGTATGTTACATTTTAAGCCATTTACTGAATTAACCGACAAACAAGCAAAAGCAATTGAAAGCATCGAACAAGGAAAGGAAGGTATTAAACTTAAATTGCATGGCAAAAATTGGAGTATTGAAAAGGTTTGTAATATGTTGGGTTATGATATGCCAACGGTTATAGAGAATAAAGGAAATCAGCAAATAAATATTTCAGTTGATGGTAAATCAATAGAATTAAAATAAAATGGCATTCGATCCAAATGCGTTGTTTTATTACATGGCTAAAACATATGCTGAGAATAAAACAGAAAATAATAAAATTATATTTTGCAACGAAGGATCAAGCCGTAGCAGTAAAACTCTTGATGCTTTTCATTTAATTGAGGTATTTTGTTCTCATGCTAAAACTCCTTTAAAAATTGGAGTATTCAGAAATACCTTAAAAGATTGTAGAGAGAAAACTTACGATGACTTTAAAAAGTTCTTGGGCGTTAAAATACGCAATATTTATAAATCTGAAAATGCAAGACGTGAATTAACAAGTCCAGACTATGTATTACATGGTTCTACAATTGAATTTAGAGGGTTAGATGAAGAAACAGAGCAAAAAGGATATGATATAGTTTTTGTCAATGAAGCATTAGAAATAGATACCGAATTAAAGATTAACGGTTTAAAAATGCGGTGCCTTAAGATCATGATATTTGACTGGAATCCAAAGTATACCCAGCATTGGATATTCGATTGGGAAGGTCGACCAAATATCTATTTTACAAAAACAACATATAGAAATAATAAGCATTTAGAAAAGCCTATTATTACAGATATTGAAAGTAAAAGTCCTTGGGACTTAGAAGATTTACATTTACCAAAAAACCAAAGAAGACCGCATGCTGAAAACATAAAGAATAAAACAGTCGATGAATGGCATTTTGAAGTGTACGGCATGGGTGTGCGTGCTAATAAAGCAGGGTTAGTATTTCCTAATGTAACATGGATATATGATTTACCGAACGAATATGATGTAAGATTCTACGGACTTGATTATGGCTTTACAAATGATCCATCAGCATTAACTGAGGTTCGATTAAAAAAGAATGCAGAAGGTCAAAAATGCGATATTTATATAAAGCTATTACTATATCAACCTACAAAAGAAAGCGATGACTTAATACAACTAATAGACTCAATAGATAAATACGCTCGTAATGTAGAAATAGCCTCAGATAGTGCCGATGGAGGTTTTATGCTTGCCGACTTAAGACGTCACGGATTTAACATAATTCCAGCAAAAAAACCAGCAGGAAGTATACTATATGGAATTGATTTACTGCATCGATGTAATATACATTTAGTTGTTAGCGAACATTCAAAAAAAGAACAGGAAAACTATAGTTATATGGTTATTGAAGGCAATCAAACAGGTATACCAATAGACAAACACAATCACATGTGGGATAGTGTGAGATACGTAGCCTTAATGATGTTACATCAGTATATTATAAAAAATTAATATTATTTAGAATTAATCTAAATAAATTTTATATATTTGTTTAAAATATTACAATATGGGACTTTGGGGATATTCTCTAGTAAAAGATAAGATTGTAACCAATAGTGATGGGGTTGTGGTTATTAATGGTGAATCTGTTGATAGTTACGACTTCTCTACATTTGAGCAAATGTATATCGAATGTCCTTATTTAAGAAGCATTTTAGATTATAAGATGCAATGCTTTGGTTCCTTTAAGCTGAAACAATTTGAAATTGTAAAAGATGGTGAGGATAAAGAATTATTTAATACACCAATTCTTAATTATCTTAATCAAGCTAACCCATTTGATAGTATTAATCGTGTGTTGATGATGGGTATGTTTTACGAATTTGCTTATGGTGTAAGTTACATTAAAGGCGTTCGTGGGTTACGTCAAGGATTTGAAAACACAAAGGCTCTATATTGTTTACCCTCAGATTTAGTTGAGGTTCGATATAGAGAAAACAACCCAAACGTTTACAATAAGTTCTTAATTAGTGAAATAATAGACCACTATCAATTTACAGGTGATAATACGGTTGAGATAATTGACAGCGATTATATGTTTCATTCTGATGTGAGTAGCTTAAGATATGATTCAAATTTAAAATGCGATAGTATCTTTACATCTATAAAAGGATCGGTTGAAAACTTAATGTACATACAGCAATCAAGAGGCGTATTAACTCGTAATCGTGGAGCTTTAGGAATGTTAAGCCCATCACCAAATAACAAAGATGTTTTAGGCGTTGTAAAAATTGGAAATGAAGATAAAAAAGCGATATATGAAAAGTATAAAAAACTTTATGGATTAAAAGCAGGTCAAAGCACTATAATTATCCCCGATGTACCTATGAATTGGCAAGCGATGACAGCCAACATAAAAGACTTAATGCTTGACGAGGGGTCTTTACATGAGTTTTACGTATTGTGTGATGCTTTGTCAGTTCCAAGAAGCATATTCGACGACAAAACACAATTCAATAATCAATCAAGCATTCAAACTAAATTCTATAACGATACAATTATTCCTTATGCTTCTGAAAAAGCTAAAACACTTACTAAGAAATTCAATTTAAAAGATTCATATTTAAAATTCGATTATTCACATATTAGTTGCTTACAAGAAGATTTAAAAACAAAAGAGGACGTTGAATCAACAAAAACTACTAGATTAACAGAACTATATAAAATAAAAGCTATCAATCTAGGTGAGTTAAAAAAGGAATTAGGATATGTAACCGAAACAAAAGATTTTAAAACATACTACAATGAAACAGCAATTTGAGTATAAAACATTTGAAGTAAAATCTATTGATTTTAATTCTGAATCAAACGAAATGTTTATTGAAGGTTATGCTTCAAACTTTGGAAACAAAGATGAAAATCAAATGACATTCATACCTGATTTGAATAACTGGTCAATGTGCTCTGATATTGTCAATAAAGGAGCTTTTAAGAAAACACTTTCAGAACGGAAAGGACGTATTGCATTTTGTAAGAATCACGATATTGAGGATGCAAAAGGAAAGATAATCGAACTAAAAGAAGATGAAATAGGTTTATTTGTTAAGATTAGAATTTCAGATGCAGAACCCGAATTAAAAATAAAGATACGGGAAGAAATATATACAGAGTTTTCAATAGGTTTCAAAACATTGAATGCAACGTACGAAAAAACAAATGACGGATACGTTAGAAACATATTAGAAGTTAAATTATACGAGATATCTATAGTTACTATTGCAAGAAACGATAAATCGAAAATAACAGATATAAAAAGTATTCAATTAATCGATACATTAATAACTGATATATTAAAAGAATCAAAAAGCGAAAATGTACAACATAAACTATTACAATTGAAATCACTTATGATTGGAGAGCCGAACAATGATTCACTCGACAATGAAGAGCCGATAACAGAAGATATGGTAAGTGTTTTTGAGTTTAATTTTAAATAACCTAAAAAATGGAAGTAAAGAAAATCACAATCGAAGGATTGGAAGGCAAAGCATTAGAAACTGCCAACCAATTTAATGCTTTAGTTGATAAAATATCAGCTATTGAGCAAAAAAATGCGTCTATTGATGCAATTGAAAAAGAGTTAAAATCTTTAAAAGAAACTGGAAACGGTGACATTAATAAGAAAATGACTGAATTAGAAAACGCATTCACATCACGAGTAAACGAAGTTGAAAGTAAAATGAATCGTAATAAAGATGATGAAAAAAAATCATTAACAAAAGGTATCTTAGATTTCTTTGAAACAAAAGGAATCAAATCAATATCTGACGTTAAGAAATTAATATCGTCAAGCGATAAAGATATGGAGTTTAAAGCTGATGTTGATACAGCAGACTTTACGGGCGATGTAAACCGTACATTATCGCCAATTACACCACGTTTCGCACCGCTTCGTCCGCTTGCGTTTATTCCTTATGCAAAGGTTATGAGTGTGGGGGCTGGTAAAAATCGTATCATGTGGATTCCATCAACTTACACATCGAACGTTAACTACGCTGGTGAAGGTGTTGCAGTTACAACTGCAGATACTGCAACCGCTCAAGAAAAGTATCGTGAGTTTGCAAAGATTGCAGCTAAAATGGTTATTTCAGCAGAAACGTTTGAAGATTTGCCATTGTTCGCTAATCAATTGGCAATGCAAATGCAAGATAATGCAATGGTTTGGGCTGATGGTAAAATGTGGGATGGAGATGGAAACGACTCAACCCAAACAAAACATATCTACGGGTTAAAAACTCAAGGTGTTACCGCTTTCGATGAGTCTTTAGTTCTCGACGTACCAATGGCAAACGTTGCCGACTTAATTGATGCATGTACGGTTCAAATAAAATTGGCTCATTATGCTGCAAATGCAGTTTGGGTTTCTCCAGCTTTAGCTTTCAAAATTCGCAGAATGAAAGATACTGACGGGCAGTATTTAGTAAAAGAATTGGTAAATGGCGATACCGTTATCAATAACTTACGATTAATTGAAACCGAAGTTTTAACAAACAACGAGATGATTGTAGGGAACACTATGGCGATTCAATTGTGGATAAAACGCAATTTCATTCTTAAATTTGGTCAGTTTGGAGATGCTGTTGAAACCGATACTTACAAAGCGTTATTATTCGCAAGAATACAAAACGTTGTTGAAGATGAGGACAAAAAAGCACTTATCTATGTTTCTGATGTAACTGCATCGGTTGCTGCAATAACAGAAATAAATAACTAGAATGGAAGTTTTAATTGCTATAAAATTCGATAAAAGAGAGGTTGGGCAAATGCTCGACCTCTCAGGATCGACTGCAAAACGCTTATTAGATAAGGGAATTGTAGCTATTGAACCAATTGTAGCTATTGAACTAATTGTAGAAAAGAAAGTAAATAACAAAACTAAAACTAAGAAGTAAAATGGAAAAAATCATATCATTAGCAATATTACTTATCGGGATGATAAGTTTTGCAACAGCACAAACAAACACGCAGGCAACTGTAACAGGGCTTATTGAATATACAGGAAAAGCAACAGCTGATACCGTAGGTGGTAATGTAACGACTTGGAATAAGCCTATATTTATAGACCGTCAAGATGCTGTTTTATATTACGCAAAAGTAAAAGTAACGGAAACAGCTGGATTTTCATGTACTATTAAATTACAGGGTAAATATTTTGCAGCCGATAGTTATACAGATATTACAACTATTACCTATGGTGGCGCTGGAACAGATACAACCGCAATATTTAGCGAAGCATCGACAGCAATTAAGTATCGATATGTTAATTTTTTAGTTACTCGCACAGCAGGAACAGGTAAAGTTACATTTGTAAAAGCATCGTTTAAAAGATAAAATAATGACTAATTTAGTTACAAAAGATTCATTTGTTGGATTAATCGAAGTTGATACGAGCGATGATGTAAATGTTATTCCTTATCTCAATTCGATTATAACACAAAAAGAACCTGATATTATTGCTGATTTATTTGGCGAAACGGAAGTAGATGACATTTACACTAAAATGCAATCGATATCTATTTCTAATTTGCTTAAAGTATTTCGTGATGGGGGCAAGTTCACTTACAACGGCGAAACTTTTGTAACTAAAGGTCTTATTTTTACGCTTGCAAATTTCATGTATTATTATTACCAAAATACAAAGATAACGAAAGAAACTCCAACGGGTTTTATGCGTTTAGAATCAAGCTCACAAGACAGTAATAGTGTTTTTGATTCAGTAAAGGTATGTAACGCATGGAATACAGGAAATAAGGAAAGCTATAAATTACATTTATTTGTTATTGCTAATCCAACATTATTTCAATCAACAATACAATCGAATATACATGAAACAATAAATTCATTTGGAATATGATGGTAAATGTATTTAAAATATTAAAAGATGCTTGTTCGCTTATTGAAAGTGACCCTAGTGTTGTATATGGTTATTGGATTGACGTTCGTAATGCATTAGCATCACTTAGCTACGATAAAACAAAAGACGGAACAAAGTACCCTTTAATAATAATAAATGCAGGCACAACAGGTATAAGCGGTGAAGTAATGTTTGAAGGCGAAAAACTTGATTCATTAAGATTCTATTTAATTACTCAGGCAAAGTTAAATGAAAGCTTTGAAAATAAAATGCTAAATCGTTACGAAGCGATATTATTTCCGCTTCTTGATGATATGATAAAAGCACTTGAAAAGAGCAACAAAGTAAGGTTTTATAATAAGAACTCAATGAAAACTTACGAATACGAATACACGCTATTACCGTATATAAAAACTGATGAAAAAGAACAACAAAACCAATTGCATGATATTGTTGATGCAATGGAAATAAAATTTAAAAATTTCACACTTAAAAATTTATAAAAATGGCACAATTAAATAAATTCTCGAATGATACTGTGGCCGGTGGTAACACTGGCTCAAGTAAGTTGGTTAAAGATAACCAAGGTCGTATTACCCACATGGTAATTCAACCTTATGGATTTGAACATGCAACTAAAACGGCAGCTTTAACAAAAGCAACCCGTATTGCTTTACATAAAACAGTAAAAGCAAACAGGCATTATTTATTCCCTAAATTCTCAAATGTTGCTGATAAATCAACAGATCCACCTATGTTTAAATCGCCACTAAAAGGTGAATCAATGATTAACGAGGGAACTATTGGTTTCGACTTTGAGTGTTTTGGAGAAAATGAAGTAGTACTTCAAAAGCTGCGAACATTTAAAAACTATCGTTGTTTTGTATCGTTTTTTGATGAAAATCAAAACGAATTAATGTGTTCACATGATGGTGTCAAATTATCAGGTTTCGACGCTATTGTATACGTTACGCCTCGTAAAGTAGCAGTAGGGGAAGAGCCTGGCAAATACATGGTAAGAGTTACTTTGCAAAACCTTACTGAGTGGGCGGATGAAAAAGTAATACTTCAAGCAAATAAACAAACTACTGGCAAATGGTTAGTTACTGACCTTCCAGAGGTTTATGATGTTGAACTATCAATCGTGGGAACGCCAACAGCAACAACTCTAAAAGTATCGGTAAATATAGATTCTTATACTACAACCGATTCAGATGGTCAAATAGTAGGTTTAGCGAAAGCTGACTTCGTTTGGAAAACATCAGCAGGTGTTGCAAAGATTCTTGATAGTAGTACCGATAATGGTAATTGTACGTATAATTTTACGCCAACAAGTCCAGCAGTATTTGAAACAGGCGACACAATAGATACAGTTGCTTGCGGTTCAATCAGCTTAACAGATATTGCAATTGAATCAACTGGAGCGGTTAC